CTGATCGGATCTGCCAACCACGCAGTGTTGATCAGCGCAGCGATGACATCGCGGGCCTGTGTCTGGTCGGTCACCTGCCCACCCCTAGGTCCCAGATCAGCGTGGTCGTTCCAGGCGCCAGCTTGCCGATGGAGTAGATGCGCCAGATGCGCCCGCCGTCGAGCAGCGTGTCGTAGGCGCTGAGGTCTGAGCCCGCCGGCAGCGACGTGGCCGCGATCAGGACTGACTGCTCGATGTCGCGCTGCAGGCCTTCGGGTCCCTCGGTCGCATCCTGGCCCAGGCTGGTGCCGCGCACCGGAACGAACGCGGCCTTGACGTTGCTGATGCGCCCGCCGCCATCCGCGCCGGTGGGTGCGCTCCCAAGGTCAACCCCGCGCCATGGCTGCGCCGGGTCTGCAGGCTCGCGGTTGGCCTTGTAGAGCGTGACCGGGCGGCCATTCTGCTCGATGAGCCGCTTCGCTGTTGCCGCGAGTTTCGCGTAATCAGGCACGGATGGTGCCCCCGCCCGAGGTGACGTACTCGGCCAGGAGACGGTCCGCGGCCGGATAGGGCTGGGACAGCTGTGGCTGCGCGCCCGGGACGAAGTGCGTCTCCTCCTCGATGGGCCCGACGACCTCGCGCTTGCTGGTGACGGCAACCAGGCTCGGATCGAAAGTCGGGTCGGGCGCCAGCGCGGCGGCCAGTGAGCGCACAGCGTACTCGGCCGTCGCCTGCTTCAGCTTCGGCGGAATGCCGATGACCGGACGGCCGTCGCGCGTGAACAGACCCGCACGCGGGAACGACAGCGGCTGCTCGCCTTCGTCTAGACCAGCCTCGAGGAAGCCGGTCGTCGGGTTCAGTGTCGCGCCAACGATCGTGGTCGAGAACGCGATCAGGTTCCCGCTCTCACCCTTGGTCAGCGCGTTGATGACCAGATCGGTCGCCTGGATCAGCGCTGCGGCCTCGTAGTTCTTCTGCGTGTGCTCCTCGACGACCGTGTCCAGCCCGCCGCTCAGGTTGATAGCCTGCTCAAGGTTGGCGATCGTCTCGGCGACGTCGGCGCCGATCAGAACGTCGTTCTCCTCAGCCAGGGCATTGACCAGGCGGTAGGTCTTGAGGCCGATCGTCAACGTTGACAGCGCCAGCGGCAGCACGCCGAGCGTCAACAGGCCAGAAGCCTCGCGGCCATCGATGAGCTCCTGCGCCTTGACGCCCTTGAAGCGCAGCCCCCAGCGGGTCTCGATGTAGTCGGTGGCCGCGACGCACGCCTGCTGCTGGCGCGGCGTGCCAGCAGTGCTCCAGTCGTTCTCGCTTTCGCGCGCGCGGTCGGTCAGGTATGCCGTCACGAATTCGGGCGTCGTGTAGGAGTTTGCCCCCGGCGTGCCTGATCCTGTCTCGACGGTGAAGGCCATGGGGGCTAGACGAAGTGCCTGGGAACCTGATTGACGTAGACCGACAGCGGACGGATGACCTCGAAGCCATCCGGCGCCTGAGCCGCGCGGATAGGAACGTCTGAAACCACAGTTCCGCCCGGAGCGCTAGCGAACGAGCCTGTGCCTGCAGACGACCACTGGGCCGGATCAAAAGTCAAACCGGTGGCCTGCCCACGCGCGATCTCGCGCCCATTTCCCCACAGCCGCACACGGCCACTGCCGACGTTCACAGCCGCAACTAGACCCAACTCGAGCCCCGGCGGCAGCTCTGCGCCAGCGACGTACAGCGCTGTCGCACCATCGTCGACCCCTGCCTTGCCGGCATGGAACCCAATATTTTCGTCGTCGACCCAGAGCGCGCAACCGCCGTCTTGGTCCCCGAAGCAAAACACCAGTCCGCGGTGCACACCGCCGTTCGGCGTGATGCGGATCAGCGTTGAAAAAGTGAGTGTGCCGTCACGCTCAGGGAACGCTGTGCCGGTGTCGATCGACGCCACCGGGATTTCTCCAGAGCTGACACCGTATATCTGGTGCGTACGGAACAGGTCTGGCACGCCCAGCAGGGAACGCCGGCGCTCGCGCGCGTAGAACTGCACAGCCTGGCCCTGGGCGTCCAGGCTGGCGTGGCGGTGGAGGTTCTCCACCTACCTCAGCTCCTGGCCGGGTTCGTCAGAAGCCTGGGCGGCGGCCGCTGCGCGCCGCGCGTGTTCTTGCGCGCCATGGCCTGGTCCAGCTTGGAGCGCGGCTCCAGCTGCTCGCGAACCTCCTTGGCGGTAGTGCCGGCGTTCAGGAACGCGCGGGCGCGCGCAGTGCGCTCGGCGCGTGCCTCGTTGCCGCGATTCAGGTAGGCGCGGATCTCGGCCGTGCCCGCCTGCGGGTCGGCGCGCTGGAGTCGGTCGAGGAAGGCGCTCAGCGCAGCCGCGAGCGTGTTCAGGCCATCCAGGGCCTTCTCGGCCTCGCGCTTGGTGGCGTGGGCCTGCGCGATGCGCCCCTCCAGCTCGGTCAGCGCCTGCCGGGCCAGGGCAGGGTCGCCCATCAGCGTGCTGATGGACAGCTGCAGGACGGAGGGAACGGCCTCCGGCTGCGCAGCCGCCTGGGGCGCCTGAGGCACTGTTTCCAGCGGCGGCTGCCCGCCCTCGTCCCCGAACAGGCCGTCGCCTGCCGGCGCCTCATCTGGCATGCGCGCGGCGGCCGTGTCGCGTGTCAGGCTGGGGGCAGCATCGGTGATGTCCTGGCGCTTGACCGGGCTTCCGACCAGCGCGCTGACGATGTCGACGAGCGGCAGCCCGTCCGCGGTCCAGTGCGTGTCGTTCTCCGGGTCCAGCGTGGCCAGGGCCTGCCTGATGTTCATGGTCATTGGCTTCCTCAAGCGCGGGCGCGGGAGGGAATGGGGGCCCGGCCCGCGCTAGGTCCGGGCCCCCGACTGGAGAGAGGCCTAGGGACTAGTCGTCCCCGAGCACGGCGTAGGCGAGGTAGAGCTCGCCCGTGACGAGGAAGACCAGCCCGTCGGCGCTGATGTCTGCATCGTCGATCAGGAGGTTCAGGTTCAGCTCGAGCGCGCCATCCGTATTGTCGACGATGGCCGCGTTGGTCGCGGTCACGCTGACGCCACGCGTACGCGGGCTGACCTCAGCGACGGCCACCGTCGTGGGCGTCGATCCGATGATGTCGATCTCCGCGGCGGCCAGGGAGGTGTCGGCGTTGGGCGCGGTGCCCACCGAGAAGTCGCCGTTCCAGGCGTCCACCAGGCCCGCCTGGCCACCTGCGCCAGCGAAGGCAAAGTAGGCCACGGCACCCAGCAGCAGGATGTTGCCGTCCGGCAGGTCGCCGATGGCCAGCGTGCCGAAGCCGATGCCGGTCGCGCCGTTCACCGTCATCGACGCGCGGTTGACCTTGATCGTCTGCTTGATGACCTGCCGACGCCCAGCCGCGCCGCGGGCCAGCGACCGTTGGAGTCCTTTGACCATGTTCTAGATCCTCGCTTGTGGTTGTGGTTTGGAAGGGCAGCAGGGAGCGCGCGACTAGCGCGCTCCCCACCGTCGAGGATCAGGACTCGCGGGTGATAAGACGCGCGAACTTGATCTGCTTCCGCTCCGAGAAGCGGCGGTCCCAGGACGTGGCGATGTTGAGGTTGTTGGTGGTCGCAGCGTTCGACGGGCCGCCGTTCGGGGCGGTGCCGATGTACGCGTGGCCCACCGGGTGGATGGTCCACTGCTGGCGCGAGTAGAGAATCTCCTGGCCGCCGCCGTTGCCAGCCTTGGCCTCGCGCACGACCTCGGTGCCGACCTTCGGCGCCGCGGTCCCGTACTGGACAGCGCCAGCGCCGAACAGCCAGGTCTCGAACATGCCGGCGGTGCCGGCGGTGCCGTCCGCCTGGACGACGCCCGTGCCGGTCGGCATACCGTCGTCGACGATCACCTCGCGCCCGAGGAACGTCGGGATGACGACACGCCCCTCGCTGTCAGGGATGAAGTCGATCAGGTTGTTCTTCTGCATCCGGTTGTAGATCACCGAGTGCACCATGAGGGCCGTCAGGTCCTCCATGCTGTCGCCCATGGTCAGCGTGGCATCGAGCAGCGCTTCCGCGCTGAAGTTGGTCACGCCATCCACAAACGCGCCGCCGACGATCGAGTGCGCGTAGTCGCCAGCGTCGTTGACGCCGTTGTCCTTGCTGATGCCGTTGATCGTCGCGATGAAGGCCGCCTGCAGCCGGCGCGCCCAGTAGAAGGCGACGCGGTTGGCGATGCTGTCCATCGGGTCGCTGCCGGCCAGCGCGGCGGCCAGGTCGGCGCTCGCCCACGACTGGTTGCGGTTCAGGCGCACAGCGATCTCCTGCGCGGAGCCGGTCGCCTTCGGGCGCGAGTCGCTGAGCACGGAGAGCGCGCCGCTCAGGTTGATGGCCACGCCGCTCAGGACGTGACCGAATGTGTCGGCCGTCGCGTCGGTCGGCACGTTATCGACGTCGTTGTCGAGGTCCTTCCACGACGGAACGTTGAATGTCAGACCGCCACCCTGCAGCAGCGCATTGATGAGCGGGTTCGTCGCTAGCACGCCGGACTGGATCAGCCGCGCCTTCTGCTCGGTCAGCTGCTGGACGTAGGGCGTGAAGATCTCCGGGACGATGACGTCGGAGACCAACGTGTTGAAGACTGCGTCGGCCATGAGCCGGGGTGCTCCCTTTTCAGCGGGACCAGTGGGGTTTGGAAACCATCGGATCCGCGCACCATGGCGGGTCCGCTTCGATGCCTGGCTTCCCCGAGCAGCTGCGCCATGCGCGCCTCAGGCCACCCCAAGCAGAGCGGGAACGGCCAGGGCCATGCCCCTGCCGCTCCCGCGATTCCGCCCTTTCTGACCTGCCCCTGTCAAGGGCCAGCCCCTGGGGCGCGCCGCCGCAGACGGCTACTTCTTGACCAGCTTGGGCCTCTGACCGCCCACCGTCGTGCCTGCAGCCTTGGCCAGCACATCGGCCTTCTCGCGGCCGTGCTGCTTGAGGAGCTTGCCCTGCTCGGTCAGGTTCCACCCCTCGGCAGACCAGGGATTCGGGCCGCCGCCGAAGCCGCCGCCAGGCCCGCTGCCTTTTCCGCCGCCGCCGATGCTCGGCGGCCACCAGTGCGGCTTGCGCGGCTGGATCTCGGCCAGCCAGGCCTTGGCGTCGAGCCCTGGGGGAACGCCCACGCCGTCGCGCGTGACGACACGGTTGTCCTCGGTCACCTCGAGCACGCGCTCGGCCAGCAGCAGCACATCGTCCTCGGCCGATGGCAGTGTCTTCGCCTCCTTGAGCGCGCCGCGCACGTCGTCGTGAATGCGCCGCTGCTTCTTCTCGCCCTTCAGTGTCTCGGCCTCGTCTCCGATCAGCTTTAGCTGGTCCTGCAGCTTCTTGTTCTCGCGCTCGAGCGGCGACAGCTTGGACTTGATCAGCTGGTCAGCGCGCTTGTTCGCAAGCTCGTCGATCTTCGCATCGTCGAGCTTGCCCTTCGCCGCAGCCTCCAGCTCCTCAATCCGCGCCAGCTTCGCGGTCACCTCGGCGTGATCGAAACCTTCCCAGAGCTTCAGCTTCTCCTTCGTCTCCTTGTTGTCGCTGCGCTCCTTGACCAGTCCGACCTGCTGGCGGTCAAAGTCGGCCTGCGTCTTCACTCCCTGGATCCCAGTCAGCTCCCACTTCCCGCCTGGCGTCTTCTGCGTGTACAGCTCGCGGTAGGGCTCGGGGATCTCATCCTGCTTGTCGTGCGCGTCCTTCAGCGTGGGGGCCATGCCTCTGCTCCTGTTGTTGTGCGGCGCGCCATGCGCTCCGCTGGTTGCTCAGCCCGCCATGGGGCTGGCGTCTTTCTATCCAGCCAGGTCCTATAGGGACAAACACGTTCCTACAGGAAGTCGTCGGGGTCCAGTCCCGCATCCTTGAACGCCTGCGCGTCGAACTCTGCCAGCTCCGCAAGCGTGATCGTGCGGCCGTCAGGCTCGACGAACCTGTCCAGCGTCAGCCCGCCGCTGCGGAACAGCTTGCCGCGCGTCGGCCCCAGAATGTCGTCTTGCAGCTTGGCGCTTTGCTTCGACAGCCATGCCTGGTAAGTCGTCTTGGCAGGCACCGTTCCAGTCAGCTCGCGCATGCGCCCACGCGCCCAGGCGTCGAACGCGCCCTTGGTTCCGTGCGGTAGGTCGGCGCGCACAGTCGGCGCGTCGAAGCCCTCGCGCTTGGCGAACTCGCGCAGCAGCCCGCGCTCTGAGAATGCCTTGAACGGCCGATCGCCTATCACCACGCCGTCGATGATCGGGTTGTAGAGGCTGCGCTCGTTGAAGTGCAGCGGCAGCCGCGGGCCCTCGCCAACCGGGTAGACGTTGCCGTCGAGCGATCGGCAGATGGGCGTCGTGCGGCTGTCCAGCGTCGCCAGGAACATCTCCTCAGGCGCCAGGTCCTTGTTGGCCGCGAACAGCAGCGCGCGCGCCTCGCTGGCGATGCCGTTCACCGCGGTGCGCGTGACTGAGGCTGCATGCCGGCGCGTCATCTCGAACACGCCGTCGACGCCGTTCAGCTTCACCGTTCCGACCAGACGCTTGGCAATGTCGGGCACCGCCTCGCCCTGGGTCAACCCGATGCGGATCTGCTGCTGCATCCGCAGCACGTCGCCCTTGCTGACGTCGTCGGCCCACTGCTTCAGCGTCTTGCCCATGAACGGCTGGGCCGTGACAATCGTGCGCAGGCGCGCAACATCCGGCACGACCATGCCCAGGTCCACGGGGATGGCCTTGTCCATGATGCCCACGACCAGGCTCGGCTCGGTCGTCGCCAGCGTGCGCATCTCCTCAAACCACAGCGCACGCACGTCCTTCCAGGCATCGAGGCGCGTCTCGCTCAGCGCCTGCAGCAGGCTGTCAGCACGCTTCAGCCGCGCCGGCGTCAGCTGCGTACCTGCTAGGCCGCGCAGCCGGTTCTCGATCTGCTGGCGCACGTCGGCCTCGGTGGCGTCGAGCAGCTTCCAGATGCGGTTGCGCAGCCCGCTCGAGTACATCAGCAGCCCGATCTGGTGACGCACCATCGCGTCGAACAGCTGCTGGTTGAACGTCTGCGCCGGCGGCCAGGGCGGCATAGGACTACTTGGCCTCCAGCTCCTTGAGCGGAAGGAAGGCGACGAAGAAGTCGCTCTCGATGTCGCTGCCGGTCAGGTTGGCAATGTCATCGTCGCGCACATACTCGAGCAGCCCTGGCGTTCCATCACCATTGCGCGTCCGCACCATGAGCACCACCGGGCGGTAGAGCTTCTCGCCGATGCGCTGCACGTCCTTCAGGCTTCGGCGCGGCCTAGGCATTCTCGACGTTCAACTTCACGGTCAGCGTGCCAGTCGCCACCACCACCGGCCGCGAGCCGTCGCCCTCGAACACCTCCAGCTCGAAGTAGAACGCCACGTCCTTGACCGGCGCCAG